CTTCGTCAGGACGTTCTGGACCTGGCTGCTCGACAGGTCCTTGAGGATCGGGCTGTCCTCGATGACCGCCCGCAGTCGCTCGTCGCTGAACTCGAGCATCTGCGTGTTCGAGGCCGTGACGTACAGGCTGCGCAGGTAGGGGATGAGGTTCGACGTCGAGAGCAGGAGGTTGCCCAGCGTCGTGCTCTTCTCGGACTGACGCCCCAAGACCAGGAGGATGCGTCGCCGCCAGATCTCGCGCTCGATGTCCGAGTCGGTGTTCGGGAGAGGCGAGAACGGGAGGTTGTAGATGTGGTACAGCCAAGGGCGGTTCCCCAGCTCGATGGACTCGCCCTTGTGGTTCACCGCCATCTGGGTGAACTCGTAGGGAGTGAAGTCGATGGGCTCGTCGTACGCACCATCAACGGCTAGAGCAGAAGCACCCATGAACTTGGAATCCCTCCTACGAACGATGAACCGCCTGTCTGGCGATCGTATCCTGGCTGACGCCTCCCGCGACCAAGAGGGGGAGGTTCACCGGGCCACGATACCAGTAGTTGCACGGGTCACGGGCCCCGAAAGGACCGAGGCAACCCTCCGTACCTACGCCAAGGACTGGGTCGTCAAGAAGTCGGTGGCGCCGCTTCGAGCACGGTGCACCTACGAGGACCTCGATGCACCCAAGAAGTGGGAATACGACGACGGGACGCTAGAGGAGCGTCCCGTCGTGGGCATCATCGTCCTGACCTGGTGGCCTAGACCCCAGGAGGTCGAGTCCTGGTCCAGGAAGAAAGCAGGCGCGCAGCATCACCGTCCGGAGCGCACCCCTCCTGCAGCTGGACCCACGCCTTCCCCCGAGGCCACTCCCGCCGACGAAGCATGAGCGTGCCCACGGGGGCGGCGTCGAAGTCGGGCTCGTCGTCCGACCAGTCGGTGAGGCGGGCGGGCCTGTCGTAGACCAGGGCGTGGCGATCCGGCACCTTGTCGGGGTCGTACGGGTCCTTGGGAGGGAAGAGGGCCACCCACCCGTCCGACTCCCTCACGGCCACGTACTGGTACCCGACCAGGCGGTCCTTGTAGACCACCAAGGTCTTGATGGCGCCGACGGGACCCTCCTGGGTGCACACGAGGACGAAGGGTCCGGCGTCGTCTTCAGCACGGAGGACGCCGAGAGGCAGGTCGAGAGCCGGAGGGACCAGCCCGGGAAGGGCGGGCAGCGCGAGAGCTGCCGTCATGCCGAGGAGGAGGTCGCGTCTCGTCGGCATCAGAAGTCCACCACGGTGTAGGTCACTCGGTAGATGGGTCCGTTCGAGCCTTCGATGTCGGTCTCGTGGATGCTCGACGGCTCGATGCGCGCGCCGCGGCGAGCCTGCCACTTCCCGATGTCGCCAGCGAGCGTGACGCCGGCGACATCGTCCAGCGTCAGGTTCTCGTCGTCGGCCTTCACGCTGACGACGAACTCGGTGGCCACCCCGCTGATGTAGAAGCGGTCACCCACCTCCACGTCTGCGAAGGCGTCGTTGGCGCCGCTGACGTCGGCCGAGGCCGCCGCCGCCGTGAGGCCCGTGCCGGTGCCCGCGTCGGGCTGGGGGGCGCCTGACGCGACCTTCGTGCCGTTCAGGAAGTCGAGGTAGGCGCGGACGCCTGTGAGGGTCTTGGTCGCGTAGAGGGCCATCAGCGTGCTCCGTGAGCCTTGTCGAGCTCGGTGAAGATCCGGTTGAGCAGCACGTCGCGGCCGACGGGGTTGGCGAGCTGCCCCTCGACCTTGACGTACAGGGTGGGGCGGTAGGGGAGGGCGCCGAGCTCTTCCTCCTCGATGTCGGCCTGGTGAGGACGCACGATCCGCTGCTCGCGGCCCTCCACCTGCGAGACGGCCTTCTGCTCGTCGACGTCGATGAGCTCGGCGAACACGACGGCCGTGCCGGGGAGGAAGTTCCCGAACACCTCATCGGCCGTCATGGCGAAGGAGGGCACGAGACCCATCTTGGTCTGCTCACGACCGCCTGGGAAGTCGTCCTGGTCGTCCGGCGGCCAGAACTGGTAGATCACGTCGTCCCCGCTCTCCGCGTAGTCGACGTCGAAGGACTCGCCTCGATGGCGCTTCCAGTCGAAGGCGACGGGCTTGACGCCGGCCTTGTCGACCGCTCCCTTCTCCTGCATGTCCTTCACGGCCTCGCGGCCACGGGCGATCTTGTCGAGATGCTCGGGGGTCAGGTCACCCCGCGTCTCCGGCGATGTCTGCTGCATCGAGTTCCTCCAGGTCTCCGCCCTGTATATCATCGATGGACGGAATGGCAGGGATGTGGGCCCGGCCGAGCTTGAAGGTGCGTGCCTTCTCCCTCATGTCTGCGCCGGCACCGCCACGCTGCTTGTCCCTCGCCTCGAGCAGCTTGCCCAGTCCGCCCATGAGCCGGATGGTGCCGGCATCGGGCATGCGGTCGACCTGCCTACGAGCTCGCTCGGCCAACTGGAGGCTGAGGTCCAGCGCTTCATCGAGGGCATCCTCTGGGGCAGGGAGGTCCGCCATGATGCCCACGGCACCCAGCGCGCTGCGCTCCTGGCCGTGCAGGGCGAAGTGCAGCTCGGGCCGGTTGTCCCCGTGCTGGGTGATGTAGGAGAACGCCTGCCGCGGCGACATCACCTCGAAGTTCCAGTAGATGTCGCGGTAGGCGGTGAGGACGGCGGCCGAGGGGACTCGGACGTTCTTCACCTGCTTCAGCAAGGCCCGCGTCTCTGCAGGGTCCGGGTTCAGGAGGAGGACGACCTCGACCGCACGGCGGAGGCGGAACGAGGTCAGGATGTCCTTCGCCGAGCGGACCAGCGCAGTGTCGTGCCAGAGGCGCAGGACCTCGAGCTCCCGAAGCCACCGAGCGAACTCGAGGTCGTACCTGTTCAGGACCGGAGTCCAGCTGAGGGGGTACTCCGGGAAGGCATCACGACGCGCGACGAGCTCATCCTCAGTGGGGAGGTCCAGCCCGAGGCTCTCGCACTCCGCCCGGATCTGGGCGTCCGTCCACTGCTTCGACAGGAGGTACTTCAGGTACTTCTCGTGGGGGTACAGCAACGTCTACCCCCTGCCGGCAAAGCGCCCCAGCACGCTGCGGATCTTGCCGTCCGGGAAGATGGAGCTGAAGTCCAGGCCGGACCTGACGCCCTTGCCGAACGACTCTCCGACCTCCCCGCTCTTGGCCGTGGCGGCGGCCACGATGTCGTCCGCGTGACGCTTGGACGCCGCGGCAGCCACCTCGTCGATGCGCGCGAGGGTCGGCTCGGCCACGTCGGTGACGAAGCGCTGCGCGCGAGACACGAGGGCCTTGCGCGCAGGAGCCATGCCGAGGCCCACGGCAGCGCCCGTGGCGATTGCCCCGGCTCCGGCCGTCAGCTTGCGGTTGAGCTCACGTCGCTTGAACTCGTCGGCCGTCATGCCCCGCTGCGCGCGCACGATCTGGTCCGTGCGGTACTGCGGCTTCTGGTTCGACCGGATGGCCGAGCCGGCCGCCAGGCCGGACAGCAAGGCAGCGCCCAGCGTGGTCTTCACGTTGGCCAGCTTCTCGAGTTCTGCGCGGAACGGATCCATCAGTGCACCTTGTGGTCGAGCTCCCGTAGGTCGGTGACCACGGACTGGAGCTGGGTCATCGCGTTCTTGGCCGACCGCTCCCTGATGTCGTCGTACCCGAGTCGGGAGGCAACGAGCAACTCCGCGAGGTGAGACGCCGCCTTCTCGAGGTCCGGGAGGTAGCTGACGTACATGGACGCGTTCTCCGGCGTCACGAAGTCGAGGGAGAGCAGGCTGCTGGGCGACTGCCCCTTCATTCGCACGCCCGCCGACTTCATCAGCTCCTGGCCGTCCTCGTTGAACAGGTAGGCCACCGCGTCACGCCAGGTGGTCGAGCGGGGTGCCAGGTCACGCGGCGGCGCAGGAGTCGCCTCCTCGATGTCGCGCACGTTCGAGAACTCGACGGCTTCCCGGTAGAGGGACGCGTGCTTGAGCATGCCCCGGGCACGGTCTGGGGCGACACCAGCAGCGCCGAGGGCGAACATCACGCCGGCCTCGTCGTACTCGCCCTGGATGCGGGCGGGTCCCCACAGACGCCACGCCTCGCCGTCGGAGGCGACCTTCACCATCGACGGCATGCGGCGGAGGTCGAAGGCGGCGTCCTGCACCATCGCGTCGTCGATGGTCTTCCGGCTGTCGACGTCGGGGTACGGGAGGAAGCCCATGTAGGCACCCGGCACCGGGAAGGCGTACTCGTTGCCGCCTACGTGGGCGATCTTCTGCAGTTCGGGGAAGAAGTGGATGACGATGTCCTGTCCGCTACCGAGACGGGTGGCGACGCAGGCGTGCTTCTCGAAGGAGCCGACGAAGGACTTGATGAGCAGCGGCTCGTAGGCGACGCCTTGACCGTCGACGGGGACGACCCGGCCCGACGGACGGAAGGGCTCGATGCCGGGGTGCATGATCGTGTTGGCCGCCGCGACCTTCTCCGCCTCCGCGAACCAGCCGTCGCCGAGGACGAGCGTGCCGGGGAGCTGGGTGTGGTGCAGCGTCCGAACCTCCGGGAAGATGGAGGCGCGGACTCGACGCCCCCCGATGGAGACCTCGCCGACGCTGGCCTCCTGGACTGAAGCCAGCTTCTCGAGCTGGTCGATGTCGTCGACCGGGTTCGAGACGAGGGTCACGTAGCCGCGCTCCGCGAGCTCGCCCCAGCGATCTCCGACGAGCTTCTGGGCTGCGTCGTCGTCGATGCGCTTCGCGACAGGGGAGTAGGCCCCGCAGCTCGCGGTCTTGACCATGAGGTTGCCGGGCTTGCCGCTCACCTGCACGACGTCGGCGTCGGAAGGACCCACCGTCCCGGCATCGACCGCAGCCGCGACCTCTCGGACGGTGGGCTCGATGCTGTGCGCGACCGGCTTGAGGTAGGCGGCGAGCTTCTCGAGGTCGAGGCGAGGGCCGATGCCCGCCCACACCGACGCCGTCTTCATCAGGGACCCGCTGCTCTGGTCAGCGCCGCCCATCCCGTAGCCCTGACCGGAGCCCATCGTACCGAAGCGAGAGGGGACGCTCAGGTCCAGCGCTCCGCGCCCTCCACGACCGGAACGCCTCGGCTCCGGACCCTCGAACAGCTCCGGGCTCTGCAGCGTGCTCTCGATGTCCTCCTGGCTGGCAGGGTGGGGCGTGCCCTCCTCGCCGCCCATGTACACGTCGAGCGGAGCCATCTCGCGCTCCTTGATGATGATCGGCATGGAGATGACGCGCTGCTTCGCGGCGGCAGCCTCCTTCGTCATCATCGTCGGGTAGACGATCACCGTGCCTACCGCTGTGCCCGACCCCTCGTCCTTGTCCTTGATGTCGACGTCCACGGAGTAGGACTTGAGGTAGGGGTGCTCCTTGTAGACCGCGTCGAGGACCTCCATGCCCCAGTCGTTGGGGTTCGAGCCCAGCTTGGTGCGGTAGGCCAGCTTCTCGAGGGACGTGTCGGGCTTGTGGAAGAGGGGCTTCATGGAGGCATCCTAAGCTGGGAAGAGCTCGTCGTAGCTGTCCTGGATGTTCGTGGCTCGGGTTGTCGCCGTGTCAGCATACGCCGAAGCCTGCATCCCGAGAAGGGACCAGAAGGCCTCGAGCGGCGCCTTCATGTTCCCTGCCGTCGCGAACATCCCTATCCCGAGGACGATCCCATCGTCTCCGTAGTCCGGCGCTTCGGGGTCCGAAACGGCCTTCGCGATGGCCCCATCGAGGCCCAGCCCGTCTCCGTACTCGGTGTCGATGACGTAGACGTGGCACTGCGTGAGGAAGTTGATGAAGTCGATGAGCGCCAAGATCGCGGCCTCGATCCGCTCGACGATGTAGCGGATGTACTCGATGCGAGCGCGGATCGCGGCGAGCAGATCTCCGAGCAGGTCCATCTGCCCCAGAGCGGGACGCAGCCCGTTCAGGATGTTGCGCAGCCCGCCGAAGATGGCCTCGAGAGGAGGCACCAGCGTCTGCATCGGCACGCTGTACCAGTGGGGGTAGTTGCCCGGCAGGGGCGTGTACCCCTCGGTGTCGGTGACGTTGCCGCCCACCTCCTCCCACTTCTCCTGCATCCGCTCGAGCACGTCACTGCGCCCCGTGGCGTCGCGCACGAAGGGGTCCACGAAGGCAGAGCCGAGGCGGGCCAGGCCCTTGTAGTCCTCGCCGTACTTCTCGATGGCCTCGGCGTCGAAGATGCTGGTGAAGTCCGAGAAGTCGCCGAAGGCACCGGCGGCTTTCGCCATCTCGCCCACGGACTCGAAGCCCGGCAGGCCCAGCACGAAGAGCAGGCCCCACACGTTGGTGTCGTCGTCGGTGAGTGGGCGCATCGGGTCGGAGGTGTCGTGGAGGGACGACATCACGTCCAGGCCCCATCCAGAGAGGCCAGTCCCTCTCCAGGGCCAGGTGCCCGCATCCTTGTACGTCTCGAGGTCCCACTCCTTGTCCCAGTTCACGTTCATGTGCAGGAACGTCGAGACGTTGCACTCCATCGCCTCCTTGATGGAGGCCTCGATGGCGTTGATGGCCTCGTTGAGGGCCACAGCCGCCAGGTTCTCCGCTCCGAGCAGGAGGACCTGCGCGAGCTCGAGCGCACTGATGGCGAGGTCGGCCACCCCGAGAGCCACGTTGAGCGGCTCCGTGATG